CTGGTTAAGCTTAAGACGACGTGCAACACGAATCTCGTCAAGGCCAAAGATGTTGGCAAGAGTCGCTTCGTTGACGAGAACGCCACGTTGCATGAAGTCTCTGATTCTCTTGTTACGCTTGAGTGCGTTGAAGGCATCAGGTGAGATAACCATCTTATTAGGATAGGTACCGATCTGAGCACGAACAGCTTCTTTAGCTTCGTCGATTAGGACTTCGATGTCAGAAGTAGCAGCGTTGAACTTGTCTGCACCAGAAGCGCGAGTAGCAAGGTCGAATACGCAAGAAGTTTCATACGAAGCAGAGGCCGTAACGGCGTCAGCAACGGTGATCTCCCAGGACTGCATAAGACGATTTGCAGCGTCCTTAGCAGCATACTGACGAAGGTCAAGCTGAGCAGCGCCATTCTTGGCTTCTGCTGCGATTTCCTCAGCAATCTCCCAGCTGATCGCTTCCTGACGGAGCGAGAAGCTTCTGGTTCCGAACTCGTTTTGGATCTTCTGGATGTTAGATCCTGGAGCACGGAGGAAGTTCTGAGCGGCAAAGGCTTCCTTGCCAAATACCAACGTACGGCCGGCGCGAGTATTCATAGATACCGCGGGACCGAAGAATGTAGCTACGCCTTCGGCATTTTTATAGCCTTGGGCGAGTTGCGTAAGAATAGGGTCAATTACGCGTACCTGATCTAGGTTCATCATGATTAGTTTTCTCCTTTAGTATCTATCAAGCTGCGCCAGCTTGCTGAAGCTTAACGCGAATGTATCTTCCAGCAACGCCATTGGCTGCAACATCAAGTGCGCGGCCAAGAATCAAGTTACCAGAGGCAGCTTTGTAAGCTTTGCCATCTGTACCTGAAGCAGCAACGGCGTCATCAAGGGCGATGTCACCAGTAGCTCCGTCAAGAACCTCAACAATGACGATACCCTCAGTAACGATGGAGAGAAGACCCTGATAAGGGAATACTCCAGGCTTAGCTGGGGTCGTAGAAGGATTAAGTTGTCCTTCATATACGGCGTTAGTGCCGTCTTCAACTTGATAGCCCTTGGCGGTGAGTTCACCTTGTCCAGGAGCATCATAAACAGAAACACCGGCGGCGTAAGCGCCTACACCGGCATAAGCACCAGAGCGAGTTACGAATCGGTGAGCTTCAATAGAAGCACTAGTGGATACGGTCTCGACATACTGGTGGTCAAAAGACATATAGCGTGGGTCAGTTGCCATTAGTAATTACCTCAGTTATTGTTTTCAATGACAAACTTAACAGCAGTTAAGTAGTCGCATTCGTTCTCTTCTGCATAAGATAATGCATCGGCGTGAACGTTAGCCGTGTTTGGATCGTAAGCGTATCCAGAAGCATTAGGCTCAACCGACTTCGACTTTTTAGGAGCCGATGCTGGTGTTGCAAATTCTTCAAATGAAACCATAGAAGGTAGGGAATCAAGAACTCCACGCATGAAGTCAAATTGAGATGCCTTACCGGTTTCAGAGAAATTCACAGAGTTCTTATGATTAAGAGTCTCCATGAAACGAACAAGGTCACCCTTAGGTACAACTTGTTCCGTAAGCTTGCCAGACTCATAGAGTCCTTCAGCAAACGAAGAAATTTCTTTCTCGCGAGCTAGCTTTCTTTGCTTATTAAGCTCTTCCTCGAGTTCGGCTACACGAGCGTTGAGGGTGTCAACACTCTGATCTCCAATAGCGGATTCGCTATGATCTAGAGATTCGGTAGCCACAGGTGCAGCTTCTTCAGCGTGGTCGGCTGACTCTTCTTTCTTTACTTCTTTAACCTCTTCGGACATGTCAGTTTTCTTTTCTTCGTCTTCGTCCTCTTCTTTCTCATCCTCGGCCATATCAGCCTTGGCCTCAGTCTCTTCTTCTTTCTCTTTCTTTTCCTCTTCTTTTTCAGAAGTTTCTTCAGCATTATCAACTACCTCTTCGGCGTTGTCACTGACTTCTTCTTTCTTCTCTTCGTCGTCTCCTTCCTCTTTACCCTCTTTCTCTTCCATGTGCTTTTTAAGGCCTTCGGGCATTTCGCCGTAGGACATATCTTTCTCCATCATGGAGGTAGCTTGTTTCTTGAGAGCCAATGCTTGGAAGAGCTCGTCTTCGTCGTATTCGGCAGCTAGAGAGGCAATTTTCTTATCGTTATCTTCCATCTCGCCAGAAATATCTTCCGCGCCGTCCTCTTTAGCAGGCTCTTCGCCTTCTCCCTCGGAATCCATCTCTTCTTCACCGCCTTCTTCAGCAGGTGCTTCTCCCTCTTCTTCAGGAGCCTCAGGTGCCTCTTCACCACCCTCGTCCTCTAGACCCATGTCGTCGCCTTCACCTTCAAGGGCTTCAGCATCGGCTTCAGGGGCCATTTCTTCATCTGTTTCTTCGTCAGCGGCGTACTCCATCTTGTAGTCGGCTGGAGCGCCTGTTTCATCGACCTGGTTACCAGAGTCGTCATATACAGAAGGCTTACCGCCTCCTATGTTGATATTGACGGTCATTCCACCCTCAGCATGATCAACACTCTGATCTACTGAGACCTCCTGAACCTCGTCAGCAGTTTTTCTTTTTCTAGTCATAGTAGAGTTGTTTGTTTCTAAGGCTTCTTTAAACGAAATAACGGTTTCTCCCTCTTCAGGAGCTAAATTGATAATTTTTTCGTCGTTAAATTCACCTTCGGAAAAAGCAGTGAGTCCCTTTACGGCGGGAATCGAAACTAATCCAAGATGGCGGAGCGCCAATTTTCCAGGGTGCGGATTTGTTTCCGCGTCTGGCAAGTAGAAAGAACTACTTACTTTCTTGAACACTCCATCTTTAATCAGTTTTTCAGCCTTAGGGGTAAGTTCGACGTTACCCCATAATGCTTTACCTTTTCTCCAAAGATTTTTTACCCACCCTAACGCAGGTGTAGAGTCCGTTTGATCATGCCCAATAATTAACGGAGCTTCATGTTGGCCAGGGACGTAAGTACCGACCACCTGGTCCAAATCCTCCTCAGTGAACATCATTTTTTGCCCGGCGGAACTGATCTGAGGACCAGCCCTGAACATTTCGATGTGCACGGCCTTTTTGGGCTGTTGAGAAGAAAGTGGCTCTTCAGCGTTTAAAATTTGCTCCTTATTATTAGACATTTTTAATTATTAGACCGTAGTTGCGTTAAGTAAGTAATCGAATCTGTCAACATTTCTAGAGAAGGTATCTTGTACCTGAGCAACCTGACCAGCAGGTGTTCTTACAACGGTAACAACAAGACGCTCAAGAGTTGGCGAAGTAGCCACATAAGCATCGAGTCTTAACGTTCCATTTTCTAGATCACTAACAGCGTTATTAGCATCAGAACAAACAACTAAGTAAGCTTGTTCTGGTCTAGCTCCAAAGAGTGCACCTTGGCGATAGAGTTGTCCCATTACCTGAGAGGCAATAGACTTGGCCCTAGCGTAAAGTGTACCAGCAGAGTCAATTTGCTCAAAGAGAACATCATCAAAGCTTCTTGCAAGTACGTCAAGAAGTACGTTTAGAATCGCACGTGTGTTGACAAACTTAAAGAGTGCATTGGAGCTCATTGTACGAGCACCCCAAGCAACAATTCCTCTATTAGGAAGGCTCCTAATTGGATTGAGGCCTAAAGGATAAGTAACTTCTTGTTGCTGAGCCGTGATATCAAAGCGGAGGCCAGTGGCTCCTCTTAGTGGATATCTTGCTCCTGCAGGTGCTTGCTGGAAGCCTTCGTTCACATAACGAGAACAGGCAATACCGGCAATAAAGCTACTAGGCGGTACAAAACGTCCGCTTGAGTTTTTAATATAAGGAGCGTAGAAAGCACCGTGACCAAAAGGTACGCCGGCGGTTCCTTTAACAAAGGCAAGCTCATCTTGCACTTCGCTAAGGCTGAGTTCATCAGCTCCGCAATCAATAAGAGCAATATGCTGAGTTCCAGAAATACCCTCGACTTCTCCAAGCTTACCTTCGGCAGCTCTGAGCAATGATTGGGTAACTTTTACTCTTTCTTCACGAGCTTGAGTTTTAGTCATTCCGCCTACAGTGGCTTTGAATGAACCAAATGCTTCAGGTGCAAGTAAGAATCCGGGGCGATAATCGCCTGATCCCATACCTTGCTCAATAGCGTACACAAAGTCTTGAGAGCGCGCTTTTGCCGAGAGTTTGTAGTTAACAAAGTCAGCCGCTTCGCTCAAAGAGTTAACTCTTGAAACGTTAGAATCCTTTTTGCCGTAGCGGTCAAGACCAGCAACAACAGGGGAAGGAATACCATTTTTAGATGTAATCTTTACCTTAAGAACATAATCGTGACGATAGAAACCGTTAGCGATGGAGCTGTCAAGATAAACTACAGTAGAAGAAGTGGTAAACGTAGGAGCAACTTCGACTTCAAACTGATCATCACGAGTAACAGCAGAGTCAACTTTAAAGCGATAGCCGTTGATTACAACGTAAGATCCTTCATAAATTTCTTCCGTGAACTTAGTAGATACTGTGCTAAAAGCAGATCCAGAAGCCGTATCTCCAGCAGGGTTACGAACGACGGCGTTGGTGTCAGAAGTGACTCCTACAACCTCGTAAGTTTTAGCTCCGATAAGAACTCTGTATCCAGCGGCAAGAACACTATTAAAGTTAGTACCGGATCCAATTAAGGAACCATTAGCCTCAAGATTTAAAGTTCCCGTCTGTGAAGATGTCGCGCCTTGGATAGTTGTAGAACCAGAGGTAACTGCAACGGTTCCTGTAAGTGCTTTTCCGTCGTTTGAAGGACGAAGCGCCGGAGCACCTGTTACACTTAAGCTAGCACCAATTGCTTCTCCGTTATTAGGAGCGTATCCACCTATTCCAAGAGATGTCTCGTAGTCTTCTACAACTGACTCAACATTATAATAAGCTTCTAGCTCTTTCTCTTCAAGAATTTCTCTAATAGAAGAGGAAACGCTATCCGTAAGCTCGGCAGGAGTAGCACCGTTAGCGATGATTACTCTGTTTTCTCCAGCAATGTTAACGTAGAAAGATTGAATAGTGTCGGGGACATATCCGAGTCTGTTTACGTTGCCACCAACAGAAGTAATTGTTCCCTGTGGGACTTTAGTAAGACCTGTTCCATCAGCACCAGGAGTAAAGGCAGAGCCAGAAGCATCCCACTGATAGTAAGCAGCAGCAGCATCAGCCCAACGAACATGGTCATCTTTTCCGACTCTTTCGTCAGTTGAAACAGCGACGATCTTATCATCAGGGATAGCAGAAGCAGAAGCATATACTTCTTGGTCAACCAGGAAGTCCTCGATTGCTTGCTGGTTATCAGCAGCAACTGAAGGGTCATAGGCAAGTCTGCGAACTGTAACTACAGATGTTAAGTCGTTGCTGGTAAATGTAAGAGCCGCATTTGATCCATTATTAATAATAAAGGTGTCAGCGCCAACATCTACACTTAATACTGTATATACTGTGCTATAGAAGATATTTCCAGTAGGAAGTTCACCAGCTGCTCCTTCAAATGCGATCTTGTCGCCTGCAGCAAGAGCCACACCGCCGATCTTAAGATCATCGATGTCTGCAACTTTTACCACTCCGGTAGAGGCAGTAAAGGCGGCCGAAGGATCCGTTTTAACGGTCTTAGAAGTTTCTCCTAAGAAGTTTCCGATTGCGGCACCAGATACAAAGAGGATAGGCTCTTGTGTAGATACGTCTCTAGAAACACAACGGAAGTTGAGTTCTTTAACGGGAACATAACGACTAACAACACCTGCGTCTGTAGGAGATGCATAGGCGGTATCAGAGATCTGATAGCCTTTAAAGCTTTGAATGGTTGGAATTACGCGAGAGTCTTTAGAATAAATTCTAAAAGTTGCGTTCGATGCTTCTACTTCGTCTTGCTCAATCTTATAGAACGTGTTAAAATCAGGATCAGTTTTGCCAAGGTAGCCGACGATATCAAAGGCGTTGTCGTCAGCATCAAGAGCTGTAGTTGTGATCACTTTAATAGCAACACCGTCCGAGTCGTTAACACCTAAGGACTTATCCCCAAAGTAACGATCGCCGATCTTTAAAGCAAAAAGATTCCAACCAGCGCCTTTATTTACAACAACCTTCGACTCGGGTGTTGGGGTTACGCGGGTATAGTAGAGGATTCCGTTCACACCCACGTTTTCAAAGAATGACTTTACGGAATCGTAAGAGATCATTGATTGCGGGTTGTTCGAAGCAGATGGCGTACCGCCTGCTCTTTGAACAAAATCTTCTAATGAACCAATCTGTGTTGGTTGATATGGTGGGAGAGCTGAATACTCGTCAACGGGATTTGTATCATATGGGTCTACAGGAGTAGATCCAAAGATATAACCAATAGCATGAGAAGCTATGGGTTGAGGTAATCCACCAGTCGATGACTGAGTAACAAACACTCCAGGACGCTGAATAGCGCCTACATTAATGTTTACAGGATTAGCCATAAAATAATTCTTTACAAAGTAAGAGGCCTTTCAGAAGACCTTTAAACAAACAGTCTTTTTTAATCTTTAATCTTCTGTACTATTTCTATACAGTTCAAAAAGGTTATTCATTAGCCAGTCTGGGCAGCTTTCAGACCCGCATTTTTGGATATCTAATATTTTTAAAGCTTTTCTCATTATTTTATTAAAATCTACGTCTGTTACATGGTAAGAGCAAACTAGCACGAACTCTTTTAGCCTAATTTGATCTTGCTGAGTGGCTATCGAGCAAAGAATAAGGATAAGTTTTAGGCGAAGTTCATCGGTCATTTATTTTTGGGGTTTCTTCATTTCAGCAATTGCATTTTGATGTACTTGAATCATCGCCATTACTTTTGTCATTGGTTGTGATTCAAAAAATTTCAGCGCGACAAAAGAATTATTTTGTAGAGCGTAACAAACTTCTAACCACTTAAATTTAGGCATATAATTACAAAGTATTTCTTCTGTAACTATATCAAATACTTCCCTTATTACTCTTAACGTAAGCTTACTAATTCGTACATCAGATACGTTTACAAGCTCCAAAATACTTATAGTTTCCTCTACAGATAGAGTCTTACCTTCTTGGAAAAATCTTTCTAAGTATTCTAGGTCTTCCCCCGTGATATCTCTAAATGAGAGTGACTTTTTATTTTTATCGGTTATTAAAATCGTATAATTGTGCTCTCTACTCAGAGAGTATTTATTGTTCATCACCACCTAATAAGGTGTTCAATGCCTCACCGATCTTCTTAAGATGCCGCGCAGTTAATTTTTTTGCATCTTTTAAAGAGAGCCTTTTGCCGCCGTTTTGAGGATAATGAAGAACACAAATTGTCTGAAGAGTCGCTTCAATTTCACTAATTTTCTCGTTACTATTAATTTCAGAAATATTAATGAGGTCGTCAGCGCATGGCTCTTTTAGATAAAGATACTTCCCTTGAGATATCTCTACAGGGATTATTTCTGGTTCGCCGAAATCAAAATTTTCAAAGCTACTTTCTTGATCCTCTTCTACTCCTGGCCGAGACATTTTGCTAGAAGGCATGGTTTGTGATTATATATACGTAACTTTCTTTAAACCTTAATTTTGATTTTTTGTTTAAAGACATCTTAGAAGAGATAAGATATGGCAATAAATTCTTCAAGCTCTCCGTACGGGCACTGGACCGAATCTCGTACAAATTCGGACTATAGAGCAAGACCTACTCAAAACAATGACTACGTCAAACAAGCACTAGCTCAAGAAAGATACTTAAGAAGCTCTAACAGAGTCAATCAAGGCCCTCAGTACAACACACGAAGAATAATGGCACAAAACACAGAACAAAATCCTCACGTATACGGCTCAGAAGACATGTGGGGATGGCAAAACTGGACAGAAAAAGCTAAAACAAAAAATGCCTCGACTCTTGCTCCAGGACTTTACGAAGTAAGTCCAACGGGAGACGCCCCTGGTACTCAGTACCCTGGGCCTTCTAGAGTGCAAGGTTGGGCTGGGTGCTCAAGTTGCAAGAGAAGAAGAATATGACTACTAGAAAAGCAAGGCTAAGCAAGCTGACTAAAGACGAAACTCCGTCAAAAATCCCTCAAGAAGAGCTAGAGAACTTTTTTACGGACCCCGAGCCGAGTGAGGTTGAAGAAAAACCCGCAGAGAAGAGGAGGGTTCGGCCATTTAAAACCGGTAAAGTTTTTTTAGGTGAAGAGGACATGCGACATTTTGAGGCGTATAAAAAGTACCTAAAAGAAGAACAAGGTATTAAAGATATCAAACATAAGCCTATTTAATGATATAATATAGTCAGATATACTAAGACTATGAAACCAGAAATAAAAGAAGCATATATGAAAACAGCTGAACTTTTTGCCCAGGTTTCAAATTGTACTAAATTAAAAGTAGGAGCAATTGTGGTTAAAAACGGAAGTATCTTGGCGCATGGCTGGAACGGTACACCGTCTGGTTTTCACACTAATTGCTGCGAACTAGAAGATGGCAGTACAAATCCCTTTGTTCTTCACGCCGAACAGAATGCTCTTATAAAAATGGCCAAGTCTTCAGAATCAATTGATAAGTCCGAGCTATTTTGCACTCACAGTCCTTGTCCAGATTGCTCTAAAATGATTGCACAAAGCGGTATTAAAACTGTATACTATAGAAATGAGTACCGCATTGGAGATGGTATAAACGTACTAAGAAAATTAGGCGTTAACGTAGAAAAAATGTAATGTTTGAAAGTCCTCAAGATCGAAAAAAGATAAAATCTATTTTTGAAAATCTTTCTCGTGATGAGAAAGAGCTTACTCCTATGTTCAAAAAGATCGCTCAAGATGGAGGTCCTATTGCTTTGTATGTTGCGACTAAAGACAATAGCGATATTACTTGGATGTTCGATAAAGATGATATTAGCGAAATGCTTGGAGGTAAAGATACTCTGGACAGCGTAACAGATCAGCTCCTACCTACTGAAAAAGACAAGGAAGAAGGAATAATATTTATTATATTTAAAAAAATAGGACCTTTATACTCCGTAAGACTAGAAAGAGCAATTCTCCAAGAAACTTTTGCCTAAGCAAAAGCTGTGATTATTTCATTAACTTTGCTTATTAAGTCTTTAATTTGAGGTACTATTTTATTTAAGTCTGTTATATTTTCTGAAACCTGACTAACTCTTAGTCTGAGATCTTCGGCTCCTCCGTCTCCAAGGTCAGAATCTGGAATAGTAACAGTTTCTCCTTCTAAGAAGTTTGCCCCGGTGTCATCTATAGAGGTTATAGAAGCTAAGCCATTTACATCTACAGATATTGTTAAATCTAAATCAGATCCGTTGCTTCCAGATAAATTATCTATATTGTAATTACCAGCAGTCCTACTAGTATTAGCAGATGAAAGAACCGAGATAGAAACAACGCTACCAAAGCTATTAAACGCTGATAGCGCAAGATTATTTACTTTTCTAACTCGCTTGTAGATATCTTCGATAGAATCAGCGTTTACTTGGGTTTTATTTGATAGAGCGGACTGCTCAGCAAGTACTTCTGTCAAACTAGTCTCTACCGCGGTTAAATCGTCAATTCTAGAAAGTTTGGAGTCTACCTGGTCAGATCTAGAATCAAAGCTATTTGCGATAGTGGAAACGGAGTCTTCTAATAACTCGAAAGCGTTTTCTAAATTTGTAATAGAAGAGGAAGAAGCATCTGCCAATGCTGCTTGCGCAGAGGCAATTGCTGTAGAAAATATTTTTAAGTCTCTGATCCCAGCGTAAGTCCTATTTGCGAATCTGACGTTTACCACTCCCTGGTCCGTTGTTGGGTCAACAACTTCACATAAAGAAGTGCCAAGCATCAGCCCACTTTTTGTGCCTGACCCATCTTCTACAAATAGAGTGGAGTCAGAAAGTAGCCCATCTTGAGAAAGCACTTCTCCTGTGCTGGCCAATTCTTGCCTGGAGACATTTAACAATCCTCCGGCGTAATCTTCAATAAATCTAGATCGAAGGTCTGCCATAGTGCTGATTAATTTGCGTTTCTTTAATATTCTTAGGGAAGAATGCGTACATTTGTATCGGTATTATACTCGTAGGAGGGGGATTATCCCATAAAACAAGCCAGTTATTAGTGACTAATAATCTTATTTTAGAAGCAATCCTAGTATTCCCCCAGTTGATATCATTTCCACGTAGATCTATCATAGTGGAATAATTCTTTCTAAAGGGTGGAACGGTTCCGGGTATAATATTTGAAGAAGATGTTAGCGTAGGCGTAAAAGAAAATAGCGCCCTCTCCATAGCTTCTTCTGTAAGTCTACAATTCTTTAAACTTAATACTTTGATATTTTTAGAGTATCCCAAATTAATTACTTCTAAGCTTAAGCAATCATTTAAATTTAAAACTTCTAAATTTTCTAGCTCTGTCGCCACAAAAGATTTTAAATCAGAGTTTCCTTCTAAATTTAAATTTTTTAAATAGCTTCTCTTTAAGTTAAAATTAGCATAGAGCAAAGAGTTTCTTTGTAAATTCATCACCTCTATTTTGGGATCTACACTGTACGTGCTCTCTTCTTCTATCCACAAGTCATCCCAAGTTAAAATATTTTGGTTTGTAAGCTTAAATTCTTTAATTGGTTGTGGAGAATTTGTGTCTATGGATACTACCATAGAATTAGTTTTTTGTTTGTACAGATACGCTTCGTCAGAAGATATCTCTTCTTCGTCAAAAAATTTAACGTAATTAAAAGATGATCTTTGAGATTTATTAAAAGATAAAATCTTTACGTCTTTAGAGTCAATTAAAAAACTCGTAGATATTCTCATTTGAATAGGCCTCCAGAAAGAGTTTTAGGACAGAAATTTAAAAATTTGCCGCCTGGCCCTCTTTTAAATCTTTTACATTTTAGCAAGTTCATACAGGCAAGATGGGCATATGGGTCCTCTAATAAAGAGCATTTAAAGGAGTCATCTCTTTCAAAGCCTCCCTTAATGGACTCAATAAGCCCATATTCTGTGTTATAGTAAGAGGCGTATAGAGACTCGTTAGCTTCCTCTTCTTCTCTTTTTAAGAAAATTACAGGGTCTGTTTTTATTTCCTTTTGAATAGGTATTCCCTTATCACTAATCTTTAGATCGTTTCCTAAAAGCTTGAAATAAGCAGGTTTATTGTTGGCGCTATAGGGGAGGAATAAAGCCTCGGGTTTCAGTTCAGCAAAAGAGCCGTAAGGCCTATCTATAATAATAGAGTTATTATTTATAGGAGAGAAAGAAGTTGTGTCTCTTTGGGAGAATATAGACTTATTAATTGCAGTACCACAAGAGTTCACGTTACTTTCTACTCTAGATTCACATTTACTTCCGCCAAATTTTTTGCACGATTCTAAAGGACTAAATTTTTCAATTAACTTTTCTGAAATTAGCCCATCAGCCACAGAGTTTTTTATTTTTTCTTGGACTTTAGTTTCTTGAGGATACGTCGATGGAATTTTTATCTCTGCAACTCTTTCTATAGGCCCGGCATTTTCTACACCTAAGGTACTAGTTACTTCGTTACCTGGTGTATTTGATCTTTTTTCAGAGATATTATTAATATTTCTGTACGGAGAAAGAGAAGAGGTATCTCTAAAATCTTTAGAATTAGCCTCTATGAGAGACTTATGATCTTTTGCAAATGTAACAAATTTGCTGATAACATCAGCCGCAGTAATATCAGAACTTTCCTTATTAGCTATAAAAGAAAAATTTTCTTTAATCTGAGGAGAGAATAAATTAGCCTGCTCTGGCGTAATAGATTGTTCTCTAGGTATAGACTCTGGAACAGGAGAATTACCTATACCCGGAGAATTGAAGATTTCTGCTAGGCCATCAACTTTGGGACTTCCTATATTAGTAAGGTCTCCGTCTACAGGAATAAGGCCTTTGATTATTTTAAAGAACTCTTCTGGCTTTTTATTTTGAGCATTAACTATATTTTCAAAGGGGTATAACCCAATATCATTTTGGCCAAACTTATAATCTAAAGAATTAACAAAGCTCGTAGTTGTTATATCTAGAAGAGTTGATAGATTTTGAACTAAAAAGACAAGAGAACCTAGCTCAATAGGATTTTCTGGAGATATAAAGAAGTTAGGAACTTGATAAGAATTAGAGTAGTAGCTAAGTTTTTGTAAAACCCCACTTAAATATCCATAATTAATTACTTTTGTTAGTCTTCCCCCACTATACCCATCTATTAGCTGTTCATACTCATTATGACCTCTAGCGTCTTTAGTATTTAAAATAGAAATTAGCTCTTTAGGTGTTAGACCATTGCTTTTATCAAACAAATTCTGAATAAGATTAGTTGATGCTCCCCCTAAGTTTTTATCTATAAGCTTAGACCACTGCTTCAAGGCTAAAGGAGCATTTTCATTAGCGGTCATATAATCTATTGATTTTGAGTCGTAACCAAAGACGGATTGCCCATAAATTAAAGATTCAGTGATGGGTTTTAAAAGGTTAATTTTATCCTTGTCTAGAAGCATATTTGTTTCTTTATTTTGCAATAGATAAGAAATAGACTCAAATAGGTCCAAATAGTTTCCAGATAAATATTTTTTGAAGACTTGCAGTTGGTCTGGATCAATTGCAAAAGTGAGATTAATAAGCAAACCAATTAGCTTCCCATACTTGCTCTCGTTAAAGGTAACTGCTGAGCTTTTATTTTTAACAGCAAAATTTAATATATTTACTAAGTTATTTTCGTCTTGTAAGTAGAGATAGTTAATATAGCTATCTATTGCGCTTTCCCCACCATACTCGTAGATTAGCTGAGATAGTTCATATGCTCTAAAGAAAGAAATTTGGTCTCTAGAGTCCGTTATTGGAGCAAACTTTAATAGCAAATCTTCAAAAGATTCAGCAGATAAAAATAAGTCAATTTCTCCTTCTTGGAAGTTCAAAGATCTCAGCTGATTAGCTAATTCGTTCTTTTCAAGGATAGAAAATTTGAAAGAAATGTTTGGTACAAAACTTCCTGGGAGGTACCCAATGCCTTCTATACCAGAAGTCAGCTGCTCTAGACTAAATTGAATTTTCCTAGCCCAAGAGGCGATCTCTGTAAGTGACTCCGAGGTTAATGGCGGGCGATATAAAACGTCTGACAGCTTTCTATAAGAGCTTAACAAGTAAGAAAGCATACCATTGAATCCTGGCAGGACTTTAGAGCCTTGATAGTCTTCTGCAAGAACTCTTGTGGGAATAAATACGTTTCCAAGTTCTGCAACTTCAATAGAGATAGGACCATAGCCTTCATATCCTGGTAACAGACCTTCTTTTGTTAAGGAGGAATTAAGGCTGTCAATAGCGTCTGCAACAAAATTTGTAAGCGATAAAAGTCTCTCTATTCCAAATAAGACAATGTCAACGTCAGCTTCATCAGAGTACGGATTGGGATTTTTGTACGTATATTTATCTTCTATGCCGTCCTTATACTTAGCGTAAATGGGATTATAACTGATAATCTTAATGCTTTCTTCACCAGGCTTATCTTCTATTAAAATACTTTCAGGAAGTTTTAATTTTTGCTTGAAAGATCTTAAAGACTTGAAATTATCTAAGAAGTTCAACCCAGCAATTTTGTTTGTTTTTTCTTCAGAAAGAAAAAGAGAGTTAAACCTCCCAAAAAGACTTACGCCTTCTTCTCCGTCAAATCCCGTGTTGGCAACTCTACCATATAAGCTTGCATAGAATTTTTCACAAAAACTAGCAATAAAATCCACATCTCCAATGGGAGATCCTTCGTACCCTCCAAAGTAGTTTACCGTTGCTTTTAGTGAAAGAATATTTGTTAGCACCGCTTTTCCTTTACCAGCAAATGTAAGGCCAAGATCTTTTTCGTCGTAGGTAAGTGAGCTCTTTACCTCTTTTATTTCAGAATCTGATATGATACCGTTAATATCTCTTGAGTTAGTAAGAGCTTGGTTTACATACACTTCGGCATTGTTTTTTAATTTATCTAAAAATCTTTCTTTTTTGGATAAAAATTTTGAATTAAATTCTGCCCATTCTTCTTTATTAAAATCCCAAAACGTCGGTTGGCTTATACCTTGATTCAAAGAGTATACTCTTTTATTATATATAGTAAGTCTTTTTGTGCTAAAAGAAGCACCCTCTTTGTATTGTTCTTTTTGATATTCCCAGTAAAGGTACTCAGGAATTAAGGTATGCAAGACTCTTTCTGAAATCTCGTCTTTAAAGTACTCCTCTCTTTCTATAGTAAACGACGGGGCATATTCTTCTACTAACTGAATAAGCTGATCTGACTTTAGTCCCTTTTGAAATAATTTTTCTTGGGTAATCTGTTTTATAATTTCAGATATGTACCTCTCTATATAATTTTCTAGCTGAGTGTTTCTGCCACCACTTTGCGCTATAAATTGAAATAAAACTTCTTGACAGTACGCCAGTATAGTTACAAATAGAGTAACATCAAATCCTAGCTCCACTAGCGTGAAAGCTAACTGATTATATAAAGGAATTATAGACGTAGGTTTTTCTTCTAATATCCTATTTAGTACGTCCCCTAGTAAATCGACGTATAATTTTTTATAAGCCTTTCTCTTAGCACTTATTTCTATTTCTCCTTGCGTTTGCTCATACGCGTTAAGAGCTTGATCCACCACGAAAGAAAGATTTGAAGCGATGGCGTTCGCTTGTTGTTGAGTTAATGCAGTTAGCATATCCGCACGCTTTTTTTAAACTTTAAACTTTAAGTTTAAAGCTTTGTAGCAAATTTGAAACTATGCCTTCTAAAATCTCTGTTACTATTATAAAAACAAAATCTGTTGACGCAGTTTCTGACCTAAATAAAATGGCTGTACACTTAGAGCAGGTTTTAACTGAAAAAGAAGGAGTTGAGGTAAAGACTAGACAGTCAGTTACAGAGACCGTAATAAAATCTTCAGACTATATTGTTTTTATAGGTTGGGACACTCTAGGAATTTCTAATATTTTCTCTGCACTTCATACGCTTGAAAAAACAGAAGTAGAGGACGATAAAAAAATATTCTTATTTGACGAGCCAGGAAGTAATTGCTGGGATGATTTAAATAGGTTACTCACGTTCGGCATGGATTTAGATAGAATAGACAGTAAACTTTTTACAAAAATTGAGCATTGTTGGAACTATCGTGATATAATGAGCTATATAGACCTAAAGTTAAGAAAGTCAGAAGCTAATGCAAACTCAGGAGATTCTAGCACTGTGTAATATTGAGGAGTCTGCATTAGATAAAATTTTAGCGCATGATAAATGGAAGCTAGAACAACAACTTATTCACGATAAGTGGGTTGTTGAGTTTAATGCACATATCAAAAGTACCTCAAGACCTAAAATAATAACCACTCAAAATCTCTCTGAAGACGACGTGCTTATTAACGAACTAACTGGGTACGGAGAACTCGACGAAACGCATATCGGAAAGCTTTCAAAAACCCCGGTGTGGCAGGCATCAGAAAACAAAGCAATAGATATTTTTTACGAATGGAAAAAAGCTATTAAGGATATAGACGATCTGCCTAAAAAAGATCTTAGTGACTCTAGGACCAAAAAGCTTTTAACAACCTTTCTCTGGTCTAACTCTCTCGCACAACGGAGTGTTCTTTGGCCAGATGGAAAAGACATGCATTATGTAGAGGCCGCAAAAAGAGAGATTAAACAAAAACTTCAGTCTTACGCAGATATAACTATTGTTAGATGCTACGAATCTTTTAAAAAGTTTTGGAAAGAAGTTAATGACGGAGCCGAAGTCGAGTTTAATTCAACCTTCATGGCACAAGTTTTAGACAACGCTTACGAAGAGACTCTTAAAAAAGAAAGGATAACCAAAAAATCTGATCTTTTAAAGTCTCCTTTATTTATAAAAATATCAGAAGATCATCCTAATATAGACCTAGAAGATCTTAAAGATCAAATGATCGCTAAGAGAGGAGATTTTATAAGCGCTATTTTAGCAATAGAGCTAAAAACATTTTCCTTGACCGTCCCAGAAAAGTATAAAGAGCTATACACCCAAGATTCTTGGGGGGAAAACTACTTCAAGTACGTACGAAAATACGACGAAGCTTGGAGAAAAACTTATAAGTCATTGTATCAATCTATCCGCAAAGAACAAGAACTATGGAAGAAGGAATTAACATTTTAACAACTGGGCATAACGTTAAAGTCGACGGAGCCGAGGAGCTAATTGAAGAATGGGAAAATGGAAACATTACCCGGGAAGAGCTAAGAGAAAAGCTTATGAACCTAGAAACAATTGTTATTGATCTAACCCAGGTAGTTGAGCCTAGTAAGTTTAAAGATAGCGAAGAATGATGTGTAGAAGTACCCAATGAGCTCTGAAAATCCTCAAAGACATATTAAATCTGGGTTTTTCGACAGGTATTTTTCCCTGGGAGTTTCTCAAGGTAACTTAGCTGGATATAAGTCGGATCCTTATTCCTACTCAGGTGCCCCGCACCTTACCAGCGGAGTAATATTACCTCGTAGAGACGACATCCTCTTAGAAGAGGGCGGTGGTGGACCTAGAGCCATCGAGAAGTACATGAGGCTGTTCAACGACAGCCAAATCCTTGCCGCTTGGGAAAAGCTCATTGGTGAGATTGTACAGAGACCCTGGGAAGTTTATCCTGCTTCTGATTCTTCAGAAGACGAAGAAGTCGCAGAGTTTGTGCGTCAAGTAATCAATCGGATGGGTAGCAATACTCGACAATCGTATGGTAAAGAATCTTTAGTTTCTGCAAACTCTGGATTTGACACGTTCATCCGTGGAATGTGTGAGTCTATAGTGCTCGGAATGTCAGTAGCTGAGATCTGCTGGATGAGGCAAGGAAAGTACATTGTACCTTCAGAAATAAAATCTAGAGACCCACGAAGATTTCTTTTTAGGCTTAATGAAGATGGGACCGTAAGCCCTAGACTTATTACAATGTTTTCTCCAGTAGAAGGCATGGGAGTTCCTCTTAGGTCTATGGTAATGCATAGGCACTGGGCCTATAGCAATTTTATGGATGTCCACGGCTCTGGCCTTGGTCGCCAACTCTATCCGCTTGTAGAGTTTAGAAGAACTCTGCTTAATTTTTGGTTACAGTACGCAGATAAGCATACCACTCCAACTGCCGTGGGTAAGTTCAGCCTTGGCACTCCTGAAGAAGAAGTTAATTCCTTATTTACGGCCTTACAACGTCTTGGGCAGGAAACTGCTGTTGTTATACCGGATGAAATGGAGATTAACTGGCTAGAAAGTAATGGAAGACCCGAACTTTATAATCAGTTAATCTCGTACATTGACCAACAAATTAGTTTCGTGATTAACGGTGAAACTACCGTTGGCCAGGAAACGGGAAGTGTTGGGTCGTTTGCGCGGGATCAGATCGCTGACTCTGTTCGTATGCGTAAAGCAAAGGCTTTTTCTGAAGAGCTTGACGAAACAATTAACTCCACTTTGGTCCGATGGATAGTAGAGCTTAACTATCCCGGTAAAAACCCTCCTAGATTAGTCCGTAACTTTGAAGATCTTAAGCAGCGCGAAGATCCTGTTCGTATGGTTCAGGTTCTTTCGCAGCTTGGGGCCATAGGCTATCAAGTAGAAGATATAGACTGGCTTAGAGACAAGCTTAACATTCCTTCTCTAACTAAGCAAGAAATGCCTGATGGTGGGATGATGGGCGGGATGATGCCACCTGTAGAAGAAGGAGATGCTGAAGAAGCTCCAATGGCTGAAGACATGGAGTTTGGGGCTGATCTTATGAAGCTATTTGACTTTGAAGAACCTTCTGAAAAACAGAAGATATCTCAAGAAATCTCTGCTAATTTCAAAGGTAACCTTGACGACGTTGGATTCCAACGAATTGTTTCTGATTCTACCGGAAACGAAATGTCTATCTCTAAGCTTAGCATAGATGAGTTTACTTCTCCTGGGGAGATCATTTTTGTTGTAGAAAGATTCTTTGAAGAAATTAGAGGCCTTCGCAAAATACCAATTGAAACATTTGAAGTAAAAGCAAGACTAGAAACAGATTTACAAAGATTTAAAGGCTTAGTCCATCAAGATGGCCTCTCAGAGCAAGACTCTGAAAGCCTTATTGCTCTGTATCACGCAGTTTTTAGACTAAATAGGTATATTGTCCACCGCGAGACAGTTACTATCGATACAGAGGCCAAAGGATATTGGAGATGGTTTGATCCTTATTTCCAATAGCGCATGTAGTTTAAAATACTATTAGAAATATTGCATTATACATAACGTACTATGTTAGCATATAAGCCTATCACACAAGCACAGTACTGGATCCAGGCCTCCCCTTTCCAGCACTATTTTACAACTTTTTCTGGTATCAGAGACACCTCAGGAACTACTCAGTATGCTGACGGTGTAAGAGGTCGTATCTTCCAGCTCAAAGGTCCTCGCACCCTTGCAGAAGTTACTGTCTCTGTTCCTTTTGACCCTGAAAAGCACGCCGACATTGTTGACTTTTGGAAAACCTACGACTGCTCTTACATCACTCTTACAGTTACTCCTGTGAGTTGTGGTGAAGATCCCTCACCTGTAGGAAACAGAACCATCACTATCCCAGACGCTCAGATTACCTCGTTAAATTTTGGCCAGGCCGATAGAGCTTCTACAAACGTATCTACACTAGAGCTAACGTTTGTAATGGATACATTCACATATAACTGATCTATTATAGGAGAGTTGAGGTATGTCAACCTCCAACTTATTTTTTAAGGGCTGTGCTTCTTCGGAGCTAACAGACGAGCAGAAGGCAGCTGTAGAAGCAGTAAGTGCTGAGGGTGACCTGGTTGATGAGTCCTGCGCGCGCGAGACTAATAGCTGTGGGATTAGCCTAGAAGAGCTTATAGACACTTATGAGTTTTATGAGTTTCAAAAAGGCATTTATAGATCTTGGGGCGATGTGTACTTTCCTTGGGAAATAAAAGAAAGTACTACCAACTTAAATTTTTCTGAAACAATTGATAAGTGGAGCATCTCTAGATATAGAGAAGTTGTAGCGTATTTTATCGGGGACAGAGTTTTATATATAGAAGACGACGGATATATTATATCTTTATACGAAGCAAACGAAGATATCCTTGCCTTATCTCCTCCGCTAGATAGAACAAAGTGGACAAAAATCTGTAGTATAGAAGTCTCAGAACCAGTTCAATTGCCCACAGTTGAGGAGCTAGTTGAGAGATACGACCCTTACTTTTTAAAGCTATATTTAAAAGAGTGGGGAGAGGCGAGTGCTGGCTGGAAAAAAGATCTCTTTGATCCTTCTGATGACAGCTGGAATAATTATAAAGAAAAAAGAGAATACTACTATGTCCCTGGCGAGTTTGTTCTGATGGAATCAGAATGTAGTGATGCTTTTTGTCTCTGGATAAATATTAAAAAAATACCAACAGGTGATTATTATACAAATGCTCACGCTAAGTTTCCTTATTTTGACCCGGTAAAAGATGAAAACGGAGTAGAGCACTTATACTGGGATAAGCTATATTGTGTAAACTCTGGTAAAAATAAATGTTTAGGGCCCCAACGCCAACGAGATCTTCCTAATTATCAGCTTGTACAAATAGGATCAGAAGGACACTACGTAGAGCAGCCTATCCCATTCTATGATTTGAAAGGAAACAAGTTGTGCAATAGCTACGAAACATTAAATGATGCCGCGACGTTAAGACCTAGAACTGTGTTAACAAATGACGAAATTGATAACCTCTAAGTTTAAAGTAAACTATGGCAAACGTATTTGGTGCCGGGACAAGCGGCGGATCTAACAGAGGAACTCTACTTTCACCTTGTGGCGGCGGCTATGGGTCTGGTGTAGGAATGTTGCCCTCTCCTAAGCAACAAGTTGTTGCTGCTCAGAATGTGACTTCCAATCCTAATGTATTTAGGAGCACTGATCCCAGAGGAGAGATAGTAAATTCAAAAGACTTCTATACAAGAAGAGAACTAGATAAGTATCTTGACGCAAAGGCCGATATCTCCAGCGTATATAGCAAACTTGAAACTTACGCAAAAACAGAAGTTGATAATAAAATTAGTGGGTTAAATATATCAGCTTATGCGCTATCTACGTACGTCGACTCTGAAGTAAGCTCGAGTTTTTCGAGTGTTACTTCATATGTTGCAACTAACTACTACCTTAAAACGCAGCTTTACACAAAAACGGAAATAGATAGCCTAGTAGATTCTGCATCATTGGGGGATTCTTATCTTTCAAAAGGTCCTTCTTCTATAAGTGACATAACGATAACCCCAATAAATGGGGCTCTACCTGTTAGTTTAATAGTACAGTCAAGTAATAATCTGGATACTACTCAAGTTCAACGCTGGGAAAACAATTCAACAGACCACTTAGCTTCTATCTATGCGGATGGAAAGTTTATAGTTTCAAACTATGTGAGTATAGGAGAGAACGTAAATAGTGACGCTGCTGCACTAAGCATAAATGAGAGAAGAATTGAAAACCTTGCAGAGCCAATAAATGAATTAGACGCGGTTAATAAAACATATATGGAAAGATTTATTACAACAACCATCGACGATGTTTTGACAGACTCGGATGAAAACTATCTTATTGACGCCCTAGAGTACTAAAATGCCCAGCTCAACACCTTCATCACCCAGAGACATTATACTGCATCGTAGATCGCAGGTATTTGCAAAAAGGCCAAGGGATATAGATATTCAACTTGGAGAGATTGCTATAAATTATGATAAAGATGACACGTCTTTATACTTAAAAGATAATGAGAATAAGATAAGAAAAGTTGGCGGGATATTTTATTCTGATACAGCACCAGACCCTACGCTATCAGTAGAGGGGTATCAAGACTTATCTCATGG